GAATAAACTTAGAAGTCTAGTAGAAGAAACTGGAGTGGGTATGCTTTTAGTCTCTCATCTTAGACGAGCTGCTGGAGATAAGGGACATGAACAAGGTATTGAAGTTTCTTTATCTCATCTTAAAGGCTCTCAAGGTATAGCTCAGTTATCAGATTGTGTGATAGCACTAGAAAGAAATCAACAAGCCAAAGATAAAGATGAAGCTAATACAACTAGATTAAGAGTTCTTAAATCTAGATACACTGGAGATACTGGACTTGCATGTAGTTTAATGTATGATACAGAAACAGGTAGATTACATGAAAAAGAACCAGATGAATTTGATGATGTCTTAGACAACATAAATGATGATTATGAAAAACAACTCCCTTGGTAGCTTAGTATTTGATATAGAAGCCAATGGATTAAACCCAGATAAAGTTTGGTGTATCGTAGCCAAGGATGTGAGGTTAGGACATACTCACAAGTTCGATATTAATAATATTAAACAAGGTATCAGCCTCCTTAATAAAACAGATACTTTGATTGGACACAATATTCTTGGCTATGATTTACCTGTTCTAGAAAAACTTTATGACTTTAAATACAAAGGTAAGGTTGTTGATACTTTGGTTTTGTCCAGATTGTTTAACCCTGTCCGAGACAATGGACATAGTTTAGAAAGTTGGGGACAACGACTTGGAACAAACAAACTAGACAAGCCGGACTTTAGTGTTTATTCGCCTGAAATGCTAACTTATTGTGAGAGGGATGTAGCTCTTAATGATAAAGTATATAAGGCTTTACTAAGAGAAGGTAAAGGATTTAGTGTAGAAAGTATTGACCTAGAACATGAAGTTGCAAAGATTTTAAATCAGCAAGAACAACATGGCTTCTTGTTTGATGAACAAGCTGCCACTATGTTAGTTGCTACTCTAAAAGAAAAGATGTTTGAAACAGAGGAGGAGGTGCAGAAAGTATTTACTCCTAAACTAATTAAAGATAAATTAGTTGTGCCTAAGTTTAAGAAAGATGGGTCCTTGTCTAGAGTAGGACTTACACCACAAGAATATGATGATTGTGTTAGCAAACCTTTTTACAGAAAAAAATTACAGACATTTAATTTAGGTTCTAGAAAACAAATAGGAGAGTATCTTATAGACTTTGGCTGGAAGCCTAAAAAGTTTACTCCCACTGGACAACCGATAGTAGATGAAAAAGTATTATCAGAAATAACAGATATACCTCAAGCTACTCTAATAGCTGATTATCTGTTATATCAAAAAAGAATAGCACAGGTTGATTCATGGCTTGGTGCTTTACAAGATGATGGTAGAGTGCATGGACAAGTAATACCTAATGGCACCATAACTGGTCGTATGACTCATCGTAATCCTAACATGGCTCAAGTTCCAAACATGGGTTCGTTATATGGTAAAGAATGTAGAAGTTGCTGGATTGTTCCAGAGGGTTATAAATTACTTGGAGTAGATGCCAGTGGTTTAGAGTTAAGAATGTTAGCTCACTATATGAAAGATGAAGATTATAAAAATGAAATCTTACATGGAGATATACATACTGCTAATCAAAACATGGCAGGATTAGAGACCAGAGACCAAGCTAAGACATTCATTTATGCCTTGGTTTATGGTGCTGGAGATGCTAAGATAGGTAGTATTGTAGGTGGTAATAAAGATTCAGGTAAGAAGTTAAAAGAAACTTTCTTTACTAACTTACCTACTTTAAGAAGTTTAAGAGAACGAGTATGTCGAGCTGCTTCACGAGGTTATCTAAAAGGTATAGATGGTCGTAAGATTTATGTTAGAAGTGAACATGCTGCTCTTAATACTTTATTACAAGGAGGAGGTGCAATAGTTATGAAAAAAGCACTAGCCTTATTAGATTATAAATTTAAATTAACCAATATAACTGCTAACTTTGTAGGTAATATACATGACGAATGGCAGATAGAAGTTAAAGATTGTCAAGCTGCACAAGCTGGATTCCTAGCAGTTGAAGCTATCAAAGAAGCTGGAGAACATTTTAATATGTTTTGTCCTCTTGATGGTGAATATAAATTAGGAGGTAATTGGAGTGAAACCCACTAAAGCCGATAGAAAGAAATTCGATATTGATTTACAATATGGAACTATAAAAGAAGATGCCATCATTGAGATGCTTACCAATAAAAAGATTGAAGTAAAATCTGAAAGAGGTATGTGGATGGAAACAGGAAACATTTGTATTGAATATGAAAGTTATGGTAAACCATCAGGCATTGAAGCTACAGAGGCTGATTATTGGTTTCATAATCTTTGTATAGAAAATAAAATTTTTTGTACTTTTATTTTTAGTGTTAAAGATTTAAAAGAGTTAATAAAAAAATTAGATAGTGTTAAAAGTGTAAGTGGTGGAGATAATAAAGCCAGTAAAATGTATTTATTAAATATTAAAAAACTTTTTACCAGTGATGTTTTTAAAACATTTAAGGACTTAAAAAATGACTAAAGATATTTACAAAACAGAATTAGACCCCTATAATAAATTTACCTCTGAATCTGGTCATTGGTATTCACAAAAAGGCGAACCTATGTACACCCTCATAGGAGCAAATGGTAAAGAAAGAAACACGACTTTAAGAGATGCTAAGTCATTAGGGCTTGTCCCCTCTGTTACAACAATTCTTGGTATGATTGCTAAACCAGCTTTAGAAAACTGGAAGATTACTCAAGCAATAAAGTCAGCTATAAATCTTGATAAAGAAACAGAAGAGTCTATAGATTCTTTTATTTATAGGTGTAAATCTGAGGCTAATAAAATTAGTTCAAAAGCAGCCACTGAAGGAACTCGTATTCATGCCTTAATAGAAAGTGGTTTTAGAGGGGAAAGCTCTAATAAAACTTATGAAAAAATTATAGAATATTTGGACCAAGAGTTTCCAAATGAAGATTGGTTGGCTGAAGAATCTTTTTGTGCTTCACAGGGATATGGTGGAAAAATAGATTTATATTCTAAATCAGGTATCTTTGTAGATTTTAAAACTAAAGATAATTTAAAAGATAAAGAAGCTTCAAAATTAGTTTATGATGAACATGGTATGCAGCTTTCTGCGTATGCTCAAGGATGTAATTTTAAAAATCCTACTAGAGTTTCTATCTTTGTAGATAGAACTAATCCTACATTAGTATTAGGTTACATATGGGATAAAAAATCTCATAAAAAACATATAAAAATGTTTAACAGTATATTAACATACTGGCAACTGGTAAAAAATTATGATTGGAAAACATATAAAATATAAGTTTAAAGAAGATAAAATTCTTGAAGATATTAAAAATGAAATAAATAAAACTTATACTGCTCATTATGGTAGTGGTAAGTATCAGGCTACTGATATGATTATTGATGCCGGACATGGAGAAAGTTTTAGCATAGGTAATATCATGAAGTATGCTATGAGATTTGGTAAGAAAGAAGGTAAGAATAAACAAGACTTAATAAAAATAATTCACTACGCAATAATTGCATTATACATTTTGGAGGAAGAAAATAATGGTAGATAAAGTAGGGGTAAAACCATACTTAGGTATAGAAATAGATTATGATAGAGATAAAAAATTAGACAACTTTAGTATTAGCACAGTTGAAGATAGGTATTTATGGAATGATGAAACATCGTGCCAAGAAGCTTTTGCTAGAGCAGCAGTTTTTGTTAGCACCTACAAAGGTCATACAGATTTTGAGATGGCTCAAAGAATATACGATTATGCTTCTAATCTTTGGTTTATGTTTAGTACACCTATTCTTAGTAATGGTGGGACTACCAGAGGTTTACCTATTAGCTGTTTTCTAAACTATGTCCCAGACAGTAGAGATGGTCTATCAAAACACTATGATGAAAATATTTGGTTAGCTAGTGCCGGAGGTGGCATTGGTGGTTACTGGGGAGATATTAGAAGTGATGGTGTACCTACTAAACATGGTTCTAAATCTACCGGCTCTATTCCTTTTATGCATGTAGTTGATTCACAGATGTTAGCTTTTAATCAAGGCACAACTCGTAGAGGTAGCTATGCTGCGTATATGGATGTATGGCATCCTGAGATAGAAGAGTTTATTGCCATGAGAAAAGAATCAGGTGGTGATTTAAATAGGAAAAATTTAAATTTACACAATGGAGTAAATATAAATAATGAGTTTCTAAAAGCATTAGGAGAGAATGAAGATTGGAGACTTATAGACCCTAAATCAGGAGAAGCTGTTAAAACTGTAAAGGCTAGAGACTTATGGGCAAAACTATTAGATGCTAGAGCAGAGACTGGAGAACCTTATCTAGTAAATATAGATACTTGTAATGAAGCCTTACCTCAAGGACAAAAAGATTTAGGTTTAGAAATAAAACAAAGTAATTTATGTTCTGAAATAACTTTACCAACAAACGAAGAAAGAACTGCTGTTTGTTGTTTGTCTAGTGTTAATTTAGAACATTATGATAAATGGAAAGAAAATAAATTATTTATAAAAGATTTAATTACGATGTTAGATAATGTGTTAGAACATTTTATTGAATATGTTGTCGATACATCACTATTAGGAGAATATAATGTTAACTATAAAAGATTTAAAAAGTATGTTAGAAAAGAAAGGAAAGGCTATAGAAAAGCAGCTTTCTCAGCTTATAGAGAAAGGTCGATTGGTCTTGGAGCAATGGGGTTCCACTCTTACCTCCAAACTAAAAACCTACCATTCGCAGGGTTGTTACAAACTTCAATTAATAGAGAAATTTTTAAACACATCAAGTCAGAATCTAAGAAAGCCTCTAAAGCTTTGGCTACAGACAGGGGAAGCTATCCTGATTCAAGCGATAGTATATATAGGAATGCTCATCTTCTTGCTATTGCTCCTAATGCCTCTTCTAGTATTATTTGTGGTGGGACTTCTCCTTCGATTGAGCCATATCGTGCTAATGTATATACGCACAAAACTCTTTCCGGAAATTTTAAAGTCAGAAACAAACACCTTGAAAAGATACTCAAAAAGAAAAACCTCTCTAAAGAAAAAGTAGAAAGTATTTGGGGAGACATATTAGATGCTCGTGGTTCTATACAAGAGTTAGATATTTTTACAGATGAAGAAAAAGAAGTATTTAAAACTGCTGATGAAATAAATCAATTACAGTTAGTTGAACATGCTCATATTCGACAAGAGTTTATCTGTCAATCTCAAAGTGTAAATTTATTTTTTGTGTTACCAAAAGCTACAGCAGACCAAGAAGAGCATGATAAATATTTACAATATGTTAATGATGTGCATTGGTATGCTATGCATAAATTAAAATCACTTTACTACTTTAGGTCAGATGCAGCAAAAGCAGCTGAAAATGTTAATCTAAAGGTTGAAAGAATAAAATTAGATGAAGTAGAATGCATAGCATGTGAGGGATAATGGCAGCTAAATGGAGTACAACAAAAAGCCACACACCAGTTGCAGGTGCTAGAGGCAAAAAAAC